CAAGAAAGTATGGAGAGTGTCCAAAAGCTCACCCATATCGAACACGTTCTCAAGAGACCTGACTCCTATGTCGGTCCGGTTGAGTTGGGTACAGAACCCTACTGGATCCTCAATGGTGAAAAGTTCTCGAAGAAGAACCTCAAGTACTCTCCAGCCCTCTTGAAAATCTTTGATGAAATCCTCGTCAATGCCATCGACCGCAACTCTCTCCACCCCAAACAGGTTAGTTCCATCTCCGTCGCCATTGATAAGGAATCAGGTTCTGTGACCATCGAGAATAATGGTCCCCTAGGTGGTATCAGTGTTCGTATGCATGAGAAGGAAGGTCTATGGAACCCCGAACTCGTCTTTGGTCACCTCCTCACGAGTACCAACTATGATGACACACAAAAGAGGATTGTCGGTGGCCGCAACGGCTATGGTGCCAAGTTGGCGAACATCTACTCTACCGAGTTTTCGATCGCTATCAAGGACCACGAGACTAAGCAGACTTATACTCAAAAGTGGTCGAAGAACATGACTGTCTGTGACCCACCAAAAATCAAAAAACATTCGGGTGCCACGTCATCAGTCGCTATCACTTTCACCCCTGAGTGGAAGAGATTTGGAATGTCAAAGATGGACGATACCATCTACAGTATCTTCCAAAAGAGGGTTTGGGATGCAAACATTTGTACGACCCAAAACTGTAAAGTGAAGTTCAATGGAGAAGTTCTCACCAAACAAAATTTTGAAGCCTATGCTAAAATGCATGAAGGTGTCGAAGAGGTGACTTGTGTCAATGGGGATCGGTGGTCGGTCTGTATCGGTCCGTCTACCGACGGGATGGAACAAGTCTCCTTTGTGAACGGTCTCTGCACTAATAAGGGTGGAACTCATGTCGACCATGTCGCGAACCACATCGCCAACGGTATCATCGATGAGATGGCAAAGAAGATTAAGTTGAAACCTCAACAGGTTAAGAATACCTTCAACATATTTGTCAAAGCAACCCTTGAGAACCCAACCTTCTCCAGTCAGGTCAAGTCTGAATGTACCTCGAAGTCTCCCAACTTTGGGAGTAAATTTGAACCACCCAAGAACTTTATCAAAAATGTTCTCAAAACTGGCATCGCTGATGAACTCCTGGCACTCTCGAAGTTTAAGGAGATGAAGGAACTCCAGAAGTCTGATGGTGCTCGTAAGTCTAAGATTACTGGTATTCCCAAGTTGGATGATGCCAACAAAGCAGGGACTGTTCACTCTGGTAAGTGTACTCTCATTGTGACAGAGGGTGACTCGGCGAAGACCCTCGCGGTCGCGGGTCTCTCTGTTGTTGGTCGCGAACACTATGGTGTATTCCCACTTCGTGGTAAGTGTAAGAATGTGAGGGATGTCTCTGTGGCGCAGTTGACCTCCAACCAGGAGTTCAACGACCTCAAAAAGATCTTGGGTCTCCAACAGGGTAAGGAATACACGAGTGTCTCCGAGCTTCGTTATGGACGCTTAATGATCATGACCGATGCTGATAATGATGGGTCTCACATCAAGGGTCTCATCCTCAATATGATCCACTACTTCTGGCCCAGTCTTTTGAAATTGAATTTTGTGGTATCGATGGTGACACCAATCATCAAGGCTACAAAGGGTTCTGAGACCAAGTCTTTCTACACCGACTCGGCTTTCAGAACATGGTATGGTTCGGGGAAACAGGGGTGGAAAATCAAGTACTACAAGGGTTTGGGTACTTCTACCTCAGCTGAAGCTCGTGAATATTTCAAGAAGATTCAAGACCTCACTGTGAAGTTTGATATGGACACGATGACGGATGACTCTATCGTTCTTGCTTTCGATAAGAAAAAGTCTGATGCGCGGAAGTCTTGGCTCCTCGAGAGTACTGCCAAAGATGCTGACCAACTCGAGGTGGCCTATGGTGATGTGAAGCAGTTGGATATCACTGACTTTGTACACAAGGACTTGGTGAACTTTAGTCTTGCAGACTTGAAGCGTTCTATCGCTCACGTGGCGGATGGACTCAAGCCTTCGCAGAGGAAGGTGATGTACTCCTGTTTCCAGAAGAACCTTCGTGATGAAATGAAGGTGGCACAGTTGGCAGCTTATGTGGCTGAAAAGAGTGCTTACCATCATGGCGAAGTTTCCCTAGCGGATACGATCGTAAAATTGGCGAATGATTACACAGGATCCAACAACATCAATCTTCTTGAGCCATGTGGTCAGTTCGGTACACGTCTCATGGGTGGTAAGGATGCGTCTCAAACGAGGTATATCTTCACGAAGCTCACCAAGGAGGCGAGAAAGTTGTTTGACCCCAAAGATGACGCTATCCTAAACTACCTCGACGATGATGGACGCTCCATCGAACCAGACTTTTACATGCCCACCCTTCCCATGGTTTTGGTGAATGGGACGGAAGGGATTGGGACCGGGTTCAGTTGCTATGTCCCACCCTTCAATCCCGAAGACATCAAGGAGAACATCAAACGGATGTTGTGTGGTGACACACCTGTCGAAATGAAGCCGTGGTTCAGAGGTTTCAAGGGTAAGGTGTTCAAGGATGATGGGGGTCTGTGGGTCACCGAAGGTACATGGAGAGACACTGGCTCCAGACTCAAAGTTACGGAACTCCCACCAGGTCGCTGGACTCAGGATTACAAGGAGTATCTGGATACCCTCACGGAGAAGAAGATGATTACGAGTTACACGAACAACAGTACCACTGAGGATGTTGACTTTGAAATCTTTGGGTACTCGGGGAAGGACTTGGTGAAAGACCTCAAGATGCGAAAGACATTCCACACATCAAACATGCACTTGTTCCACCCCACTAGGGGTATTCACAGGTACACAACCCCCGAAGAGATTCTCAAAGATTTTGTGGAATTGCGTCTCGAACACTATAAGAAGAGGAAGGTGCATCTCATCGATGTCCTCGAAAAGAGGGCTGAGATGTGTAGCCTCAAGTCAAAGTTTGTGACGATGGTCATCGAGGGAAGGTTGGTCGTATTCAAGAGAAAGAAGGTGGACCTCGAGAAGGAGATGTCTGCAACATTCCCCAAGATTGATGGTTCGTGGGACTACCTCCTCAACACGAAGACAGTTGAGTACACGGAAGAGTGCGTCAGGGCGCTTGTGGATGAGGCGCGACGGGCGAACGTTGACCTTGAGCGTATGCTAAAAACGAGTCATGTGACAATGTGGAAAACAGATATTAAAAATATGTGAGCAGTAAGTAGATATGGGTGAGGCTGCCAAAATTTCCCTTAAAGCTATTGGAAAGCAGGATACACACCTCCTTTCCAATGACCCAGAAGATTCTTTATTTAACTATAATGAACACCCGAGACACTCCGAGTTTCGAAAGTATCACAATGTATATAACGTGAACCAAGGTCCAGAAGCTACATGGCCCTTTGGTGAAACGATTCGAGTTGAACTGAATCCAAAAAACATGGGAGACCTGCTTAATAACGTGTGGATCCAAATGAAACTACCAGATTGGAATTTTCAGGATATTACATTCAACGAGACAGTTCAAAAAGTTTTGTTTGGTGGTAAAACCTTGGCGGAATTTGGTTTCGGGGGAGAAACCGAAGCAGAACGATTCAGGAAATGGTGGCTCGCTGGTGCTCCGAATGTAGTTGGTATTACTCTCCCACTCTTTTCATTCCCCAATTTCGAATCTTTCCGGTCATTCGACCAACAATTTAATAACTTACTTTTGACACTCCTTCCATCGGAATTGTTTACAAATATACCCCCAAATGTACTATTTACACTTCTGGGAATTGTTTCTGGAACAGTAGAACCTGGATCACAATTACTCACTGAGTTGGATATAGATAAAAACAATACGTCGATTCCTGGTAACATAATAGATTTCCTCGATGGAACCACACCGCTCGCTGGAATAGGAGATATCCAGTCGATAGTTCAAACTCAAGCTGATGCGGAGTTGTTTGCCCTTCTCCCGGATATTGTCAAAGACATTGTTACGGGTGCGGCACCCCCACCCGAATACAAATTACCAGAGATTGCAAACTGGGCGTGGGATCTTCAGTTACTTGGTAGGAAGATAATCAAGAATGTCAAATTTATCGTGGGTAATCAAACACTCGAGGAAATTTCGGCTGATTGGTGTATCATCCACGACAACATGTATACAAACGATTCGCAGAAAATGTCTGCGAATACACTCTACAATAGGAACATTGTTGGTGGTAAGACAGCTCAGCCATCTGGCCAAAAAGCAGCACAGAGTAACGAACTTTTTATTCATATACCATTCTTCTTTTCACATAATTATGCCGGTGATGTCTATTCAGAAAATGATCAGAATAAGGCTCCATTTCCTTTGTGTGCTATTCACAACCAAAAGATTATTTTAGAAATTGAATTTTTCAAGCAGTCTTTCTTTACACTATACAATCAGAGGACGGTGGATAATGTAAACACACGCGGTTTACCAGTGACACCACCATCCAAGAAAATGCCTAGTTTCAATGTAGTCACCGAAGAGATTACACTTTCTCCAGAAGAACGTTTGTATTTCATGCGACCTAACCAAGAGATTATGTACGATTTTGTATTTAAACACTCCAGTATCCAACTCGAACCAAATGGGCGAGAATTTGTTGTACAATTGGAGCCCAGTGTTCCCGTAAAATGTTTTCATTGGTTTTTTAGGTATGAAGGATATGAGGATGAGAATGAATATAGAAGTTTACCCGTGTCTCAAGATAATAAATATACTTACACGAACCGTTGGTTCTATTCAACAACTGCGAATCGTTTCAACTTTACACGTTCACAAATCGATGACATGAACGAACCACACCTGTTAAAACGTGCTTATTTTACCCTAAATGATGAGCGTGTTCCAAATGTATCCAACAACGATAGAGAATATTTTTTTAGTTACACTCCTTTGCGTTCAAGATTGTCGCGTTCGGCTACGGATGTGACAAGAACATATGACTTTGAACCACCTTCACCCAATTACTTACTTAATTACATCTATACATACAATTTCGCAATGTTCCCGAAGAGTACGTCGCCCTCAGGGTATCTAGACTTTTCTGGTCTGAATTCAGAAAAAACGAAATTGTACATGGAATTGGTAGATGATACAAGTCTCCAGTATGGAAATGGTCAAGAACCGATACAAAACCCTGAATATAAATTTCATATGTACTACACTGGATACAAAAAGCTCACCTTCAGTAACGGATTTTTATTGCAAACTTAAAAAACAAAAGGTATATTTAAGTATAGATGGCAGGAACACTGACATTAGGAACTTTGGGAATCCAGGATATGTCTATATCAGGTAATCCAACATATTCCCACTTTTCAGGAATTTTTAAACATCATACAAAGTTTGCATTCGATGTGAGAGAACAACCCCTCCTCCAACCGGAATTTGGTCAGGAGACGGTGTGTATTATACCCATTGACATGGGTGATCTTCTCACAAATCTCACACTTCGATACCAATTTTTATTCAAGGCATCTACGACATTAAAAGATTTCCCCGAAGCAGAGGATCCATTTACACCTAATGTTGGTATCCATGCCATCGAATACGCAGATCTATTCATAGGAGGAACGCATATAGAGCGACTCACGGGTGACTGGATATACTTATATCATAAATATCATACGAGTGATTATAATTTTAGAGATAGTGTTATTCCTCTAACGACTGCTAAACAGGAGCCGTATGGACCCGATGAAAACGGCGAATGGAATTTGCGTCAGATGTACATCGATTTGCCATTTTATTTCTATAACAACTTACCAGCTTCTATTCTATTTTGTAAACTCACGAAACAAAATTGTCACCTTCGAATAAAGTTTAAACCTTCGAATGAACTCATACGACCATATCTAACAGACTACGTCACGGAAACTAAAATAAAAACGGCGTCGCTCCTGACCACATACGCTTACCTAGATGAAAATGAACTAAATTATCTGAAAAGTACTCCAATGGATCAATTAATTACACAAATACAATTGAAACGCCATGATGTACCAAGAACGGATAACGAGGAAACTGAGATTATTTTGCGGTTCGGTCACCCAATCAAGACAATGTATTTTATAGCGGGTAAGAAATCAAGAAAATACTCATATCAAGGTGACAAAGAATTGATTCAGTATATGCTCAACACAAAATTCAAAGAAATTGGTATCTATCTTAACAATACAACATTGTTCAACGAATCATTTTCAAAGCTGGTTTATGAAAACTCACTTACAAATGCCATGTCAGGTATAAATGGGGATGCTTCTTTTGATTCGAATACCCTGTATCAGTTACCAACACAAGAAAATATTGGGAGTTATTCTTTCGCAATGTACCCCAAAGATAACACACCTTCAGGGCATTTAAATTTCAGTCGTATAATTGATAAAAGATGTCGAATCAAGTTAGATTACTCAGACAGTGATGATGAGACTATAGAAGTTCAGATTTACGCAAAGAGCTATAACATACTTCACTATTCAAGTGGATTGTGTGGCTTAAAATATTAATGGTAGATAGTTATATATGGCAGGTCGAGTTCAGATCGCAACGTCGGGCGAACTTGGTGATACTTTAAGTATCAATCCGTCATTCTCCTTTTTCACTAAAAGGTATAGTAAACATACAAACCACGCGGTGGAAAATTCTAAAATAACATTCCCAGAAAAGGTGTTTACAGGTGACTTTTTAGATGTACCAATTCCTCAGAATTATGGCGATATTTTACAAAATGTTACTCTCTCCTTTTCTGTAGATCCCAGTGAGATGGGTCAGAATTTTTATCCCATCGATGTGTTCGGTATTTCTGTGATTGACTATGTTGAGTTACATGTCGGCGAACAGATTATTGATATCGTCACAGCAGATGATATATTCATAGAACGGGAGTTGAACACCCCCGAATCATATAGATCGAGTATAGACGTGCTTCATGGTAAACATTTCCAGGGAAGTTCCGATGGAGAGTTTTTACAGGAATTTTACGATGGACAGTATAACACACAGGGAATAGATCCATTCACTACAAACGAATACAGGATTCAGATTCCATTCTATTTCCATGGACGCCCAGCGCACGGGTTTCCTTTATGTGCTGTATACAAACAAGAATTGTCTTTAAGGATAAAGTTGAGACCCGCGATAGACGTTATATTCGTGACTCAAGAAAAGTTTGGAGGTGTCACACTTTGGGATCCGATGGCAAATAACCAGGTGCTTCAACAAATAGAACTAAAAGATTTTAAAGTCAATTTAGATCTCATTCACCTGAATACAGCAGAACGCTGTATGCTACGCAGTAAACCAATGGATATCCTGTTTGAACAGAGACAGCGAAATGAATTCATGATAGAACCACAATCGAAGACGGGAACCTTTAATTTGGATTTTAAAAATTGTGTCAAGGAACTTTTCTTTATAGCCAAAAAAACTGGAAAATGGACGGATGGTGACATATCTATTTTAGAGAAACTGCACCAACTCGACCAGTACACCGAGGCTCAGAAAGAACGACTCACTTTACTCAAACTTATCCCGGTGTGGGGAGGTCTCGTGACTACTGCACTGGATTCGCTCGTGGGTGAAGATGATACAGATGTACGAACCGCCGCAATAGACGCTATGCTCCAAGCTATTTACTGGGGAGAAACTACACCATTTGTGGGGCATTTAGAAGATCTTAAAGACCCTCCTATTAATGCTAATGATCTAGTTGTTCAAACGGAGCATATAAACGATCTCAAAACTTATATCTCTGGTATTCCTAGTCAAATTATTACTTCACAAATAAATGCAACTTCAAATCTAAACGCGCTCATAGGTAAAGACTCTGAGATTGAACGGATAGATATCATCGATAACAACCTTCTTACTATACCTAATTTTTGGGGTGAAGAACAGGTGGGTATATTGCAACTCCTAAAATCCCCTTATCTACCCGAAGGCCGAGAAGAACTACTCATCTTTGGACTTCGTGCGTACCTAACAACAGCGAGTTACTACCTGAGTGGTTTGTCTGAACTCAAACCAGGCGCTACCGACCAGGTTGCCACGGTCACGAAACTGATAGAATTTCTCGATAACACCAAAACAGAATTTGACATCATAAAACTGGGGTTGAAAGCAGTGTTGGATAGTATCCCAGGTAAATCGGAGTATCTACGTGCGAGAATCGTAGGTGCATTACTCAAACTTGGAGCTACACTGTGGTATCGGGAGACAGAGATTGACTTGGTGGACCAACTTGAAAGTTTACTTATAAATCCGGGTAATGATACAACTAAAATCAACTCACAAGCAGCTACCATAACAACTCTCAAAGCGTATCTTGATAGTGAATACAATCAATTAGGTGGTGTGAAAAAATTTGTACATGAAAATTTGAACACGCTCCATGGTGAGACAAATGAAGATACTCGTGAAAGTATAGTAAATGGTTTACTTGAAGCCGAGTTTTGGACTACAACAGAACGGGAGTATTTGGATGATCTTAAAGATCCTCAAGTAGACAATGAAGCTGTTCTCATAACTGACCTACGTGTACACACTGATAATCAGGAGTTAGGTATAAAAGAAATTGTAGACACGGCACTGACCGCACTCGCGGGTCAGGAGAACGGACCCACTCGCGTGGTTATAGTAGGTGGGTTACTCGCCATACCCGATTTTTGGACTGCGAAGGAAGAGGGGTATTTGAATGATCTTAAAGATCCTCAAGTAGTCGATGAAACTACCCTCATTTTAGCACTGCGTGTATACACGAATGCTAAGGTCACAGGTGTGCAATTTATAAACGAGGGTATGTTAGATGTAATCAATGATATTACATCTTCAAATGTAATTGTAAATCAAGCACTGGACAATCTCGATGGCGAAGAAAACGAAATCACACGTAAAAGTATAGTAGATAGTATAGTTGCCATCCCAAACTACTGGACTGCGACTGAATTCAATGATTTACATGCCTTAAAAACATATGGACTGTCCGATGAAGGTACTCTCATATCCGATATTCGTACATATGCGGATAATAAACAAGCTTTAACACCAACTCCCACAATTGAAGAACGCATCGCGAGTGTAGAGGTATTGCGTCAAACGCCTATATGGGGTGATGACATCATTAAACTTGTATTGGATTACGATGGCAATCCAGCATATACACCAATCCTAACTGGATATTTAACCGGTATTCTCGGTGCGATACCAACACTCAAGTATAGACTGAATGCTCTAAAAGGGGGTATAAATGGGGTACTTGATACCTTACCCACTACCGCTGAAGAACGTGACCCAATCATGTTGGGTATAGCCACTTCATATGCATGGAGTGATGAAGCGTTTAGTAACATAAACGCATTGCGCACACCATCAGACGATGACGAGGATTCTATAGCTGAACTAAAACAAAAAGGAATTGAAGAAGGCGTCCCTAACATGACGGGGTACACCCAATTCGACCAAAATAACGTCATAGATGGAATAATTTCACTGAATCTGTGGGGAGAAAAGTACTACGATTTGAATGGTTTGCGACAAATTGCACCTGGTTTCATAGGGGAGCAAAATGTGATAACTGCGTTAGTGGATTATCTCACTCAACTTGGTGGTCAGCAAAGTGTGATAAACGATCTCAATAATATTCCCAATATCACAGATACAACAGAACGAGCCGCAGCTGTAGCCGGATTAGAGGCACGGGAAGGAATTTGGGGTGAGACGCAGTTATTGTTATTACAACAATTATATATAGTAGGCTCTGAAGACCACGGTGCCGTAGTCGATGGTCTAGTTAGTTACCTAAACATTTTAGCTGCTACAATATATAATCCAACAGCGCTGCCACCGACTGGATTATTGGTCGATATTTATACACAAACTGGTGCACAACTACAAAATTCTCCTGAAAAGAAGGCTGCATGGGGAGGATACTTCTACTATTTGTTGGAAGCTTTGAAAGACCCATTGATTACTGAAGCAAAAGTAACCGACAACGTCACCAAACTCACGACGTATGTAAACAACACGTCGTTGTCAGAAACTAGGAATACCAATCTCAAGTTCCTAATCTCACAGCTCACTGTGGCTTACCCAGAATCCATTTTCAACAAGTGGGTTCGAGCTAAGAAGAATGTACCCCTCATGTACTCAAAGCAGAAAACAACAACACTCGATTGTGATGGTACACAAATTCTAGACAAGACGACAGGTTCAAATATGTTTCTGTCAGCATCTTTACCAAACTTGTATCATAAACGCTCCCCAAACTTCCGTAACATCAATATGTATAGCTTTGCTTTGTATCCGGATGAGTTAAGGCCATCGGGTCACCTCAATTTTAGTACGATAAAGGATGCGAGAGTCACCATGGAACTCGAGTACGATGGAAGACATGGAACGTTCGACTTCGATGATAATTATATTGAAGTTTTCGGGGTTGAACCAATATATTTTCCCAAGCAGGTTATAATCATAGCAAAAAGTTACAATATGATGATAATCAGGAATGGAGAAGCTCGAATTATTTATTAAACAGAGTTGTTCTATTTGATGCGATATAATC